CTTTCTGCCCCGGGGGTCCTCACAAGTAGCCTGAAAGGAGGTCCATACTGTGCCACCTCGTAAGAGAACTCCCTCAAAAGAGATTGAGAGTACTCGCCCCGTCGCAAGAACTCCTGAGGAACGCGAGAACCAACTTATAGAAGCCGCTGTGGACCTCGCCGAAGTACAGTTAAGAGACGGTAATGCTTCGGCTCAGGTCATTACGCACTACTTGAAGCTTGGTTCGTCTCGCGAAAGACTTGAACAACAGCGTTTGTCCAACGAAGTTGCTCTTCTCGATGCGAAACGCGAAGCTTTGGAGTCGGAGATAAGAATGGAGGCTCTTATCTCCAACGCTTTACATGCATTCCAACTTTATAGTGGGAATCTTCCGGAGGAACAAGGACCTGAGTACGATGAGTACGAAGCATAGGTCATATTCTGAGCTCATACAGTTAGAAACGTTCCTAGAGCGGTTCAAATACTTACAGATTCACGGACAAGTCGGCTGTGAGACCTTCGGTTTTGATCGATGGGTTAATCAACGGTTCTACACTTCTCGAGAATGGCGCTCTACTCGAGAGCAAGCAATTATACGAGATGGAGCTTGCGATCTCGGGATTGAAGATCGAGAAATTCATTCTCGTTTGATCGTGCATCACATTAATCCTCTTACTCAGCGCGATATCGAGTATGGAACTCGCATGGCTCTGGACTTGGATAATTTGATCTGCACGACACATGATACACACAATGCGATTCACTACGGGGATGCTTCGTTGTTGGCGAAGACATATGTTCCTCGACGACCTGGCGATACGAAACTCTGGTAAGGAGAGTCATGCCACCGAAGAAGACCACAAGGAATGCTAGTCGCACGCCGACCCCGGACAAGTCCGTACCTGAGGTCGTGACTGAAGTACTGCGCGGATCCTGGGGAAGTTACGACGGTCTCCGTGACCGACTGACCGAGGCCGGTTATGACGCAACCGAGGTGTTCACGTCCGTCAACGAGCGTCTCACCCGAGGAGCTCCGGCAGCATACAAGGCCTCTCCCTTCCAGCTGGCTGAGCAGGTCAAGCGAGGTGAATGGGGAGAGGCCGACAAGCTCGAGAAGCGTCTGTCTCTCGCCGGCATCAATCCGATTGATGTTCTCGGGGCGCGGTAGGATCTAGGAGAGCAACATGGCAAGAATGCCCACCGCTCGGTGGGTCGGCCCGTACCACGACAATGGTAAGATGACTCAATACCACATCGTCTGCCTACATACCATAGGTTTTGGTTCGGCGCCAGCACACCAGGCACAATTCTCCGTCGCAGGCGATGGTACGATTTATCAGTCTCGTGATACGTTGTATCAATCTGCCGCCAACTACCAAGGAAATCCCCGAATCATCGCCATTGAGAATGCGGATTACGATAGCACATTCCGGTGGTGGGACAAAAACGACGGGCACGCGGTTCCTCCTTTCACTCCCGCACAGATCGAATCTAACGCACAAATCTGTGCGTGGAATTACCATACACATGGGATTCCTCTAGTTGCTTGTCCGGACAGTAAACCCGGATCCAAGGGCATTGCCTACCACCGTCAGGGCATCGACGGGAATTGGGCAGATTATGCTTACGCCGGTCGAGTCTCTGGCGGGGAAACTTGGACCAAATACCGCGGTAAGGTTTGTCCCGGAGACAGACGCATCTCACAGGTTCCACAAATCATCGCCCGAGCCAGGGTGCTGGCCGGGCTGGACCGAAAGGACGACATGAAGCTTCTTGGTCAACAGCCCAACTCTGACAAGGTATGGTTGGGAGACTTCATGTACCGGCGGCATGTGGAGGATCCGGTCGAACTTCAGGGTCTTCAGTTCTGGCTACAGCAGACGGGCGGTGATCCCACTATTCACCAGATCCAGGACATTCGAGTTCTCGGGATCGACGTCGCCACGCTGACCGAACCACCGCCGGTCTGACGACCGTCAAAATGGTAGCTCTCGGGGAAGGAGGGACATGATTACCAGCATTCTGAACGGGACAAAGAAAGCGCTCAATCTGGCGCCGAACTACACGCCCTTCGATGAAGACATCATCATGCATATCAATTCCGTCTTTAGCACGCTGCACCAATTGGGCATCGGGCCAGACGAAGGATTCATGATCGAGGACGCCAATGCGGAATGGTCCGACTTCCTCGAGAGCGACCTACGACTCAACAACGTCAAGACATACGTTTATCTTCGAGTTCGGATGCTGTTTGATCCACCAACTCTCAGCTACGTGATCGATGCCATGGAGAAACAGATCAAAGAATTGGAGTGGAGGATCAACGTTCAGCGAGAGAGTGTTACTTGGGTGGATCCGGACAGTCTTATCGAAGCCGGAACCATTCTGGATGGTGGAAACCCCTAAGGAGTGTCGGTGTCGTTTACTTTCAAACTACGCCGAGGCACTGCCGCCCAATGGATGGCCGTTAATCCCGTTCTCCAAACGGGAGAGCCTGGTGTTGAGACTGATACGGGGAAGCTCAAGATCGGCAATGGCGTTAGTCATTGGCTGCAACTCGGCTATCTCAGTGGCGAAGGAACTCCAGGTGTTGACGGCCTGTCTGCCTATGAGATTGCGGTCAACCAGGGATTTGTAGGAACCGTAGAACAATGGCTTACTTCCCTTCGAGGAGAGCAAGGTATCCAGGGAATTCCTGGCTTGGACGGAGAGGATGGGGCTACTGGTCCTGCGGGTGAACAGGGAGTTCAAGGACTACAAGGGATTCCTGGAACAGACGGTGCGGATTATGATGGGCCTACCATTACCGTCTCTAGCTCTGCTCCTTCCTCGCCTTCGGTCGGGGATGTCTGGATCGATACCAGCTCATGACTCGGTTAGCGGCGTGGAATTTCGATGAGGTTTCCGGCGATGTAATCGATGCTTCGGGCAATGGACGTAATTTTCCTATTACCAGTCCCGCAACTCGCACAGTATCAGGTCATACTCTGGGTGGTCTGACAGCATCGGGAACCGGCAACTTCCTTGTGTCGTCCGCCATCATGAATGCATTGAAAACAACGAATAGAACAGTTTGTGCCTGGGTTAAAGAGACCGCGGCAGTTACAGGTTGGCTAGGACAATTTTACGTCACAAGCATCGATTCCGGTTCGTGGGGTATTTTGTTCTTGTCAAATAACTGGAACATTCAAGCTAGAAACAATAGTGGGTTTGCCCGTTGTAGTACCCCTCGCCCGACCGATTCTTTGTTTCATCACGTTGCGGGCACATACGATGGAAGCAATTTGCGAATGTATTTGGATGCGACATTGGTATCCACGCAAGCACTTGCAGGTCCTTTGAGAACAGATGCGGATGAATTCCGTTTTATTTCCGATACGGGATCTAATGTCACCGCTGACGATGTTCAGTATTTTGACACGGCATTAAGTCAATTGGAGATTGCTTCGGTTATGTCAACTCCAGTCACTCATGGCCGAAGTGGTAAACCCAAAATATGGAATGGTTCTGGTTGGAATCAGCGTCAAGCGAAAGTGTGGAACGGATCCGGATGGGATAACGCGTCCATGGCCGGTCATGATGGAACGGACTGGATCACCGCCAAGTGAAAGGAGGAGGTGTGTCCGCTACGGAAGATTTCCTCAAACACTACGGTGTGAAAGGAATGAAATGGGGTAAGCGAAGGTCCAAGAATGATGCCGGAGAGTCTAAAGACTCCAAGGAATCTACAGATGCGCGCTCCCGCGCGAAGGGCGATAAAAGCGGCGTCAAGGTTCTATCCAACAAAGAACTTCAAGCCGCGATCAACCGTATGCAAATGGAACAGAACTTTAAGCGTCTGTCCGTCAATGAAAAGTCTGCCGTCAATCGATGGATTTCTTCCACGTTGTTGGAGATCGGCAAGCGTGAGGTTCAGCAAGTCGTTGCTAAGAAATTGGCCTCCACCGTAGCCAAGAAGGTCGCGACAGGCGGTGCTGCATGAGCGATGGAACAATGATCGCTTATCTGCCTGAAAACGGAGCATGGTGTAAACAAGAATTTCCTCATATGACTCTGGCTTATGGTGCTCCAGTTGCGGATATGAAAGATTCCGATCTAAACGCAATGGCTAAAGATGCCATCTCGGCGGCTCGAATTACTGGCCCCTTTTCGCTTCCTGTAACGGGAGTGGAGGAATGGGGTGAATCCGAAAGAGTCGACGTCCTTGTTCTATATCCTACTCCGCAACTTCTTTTGGCAAGAAATTTAGTTAAACATTGGGATAAGAGCGAATTTAAAGAATTCAAACCGCACGCTACAGTTGGACCTGCAGGATCTGCCTTCGCCGACACAGTCAGTTATGTTGACGATGGCTCCAGTGCAAACGAATATCGAAGGTATGATCGTCGGTACGTGAGTGAAACTCTTCCCGATAGGTTGTATTTCAATCGCATCGCTGTATGTTGGGGCGATAAAAAGCTGATTTTCAATACAAACTCGTTCTAGAAAGGAGGGTGAACGATGGCGTTGTCGAATACAGCTACTCCGTATTACTACGGTAAATTCCGAGATGCAGTCCTTCGGGGCGATATTCCGGTTAACCGTGAAATTTCTGCGGAGATGAATCGTATCGACGACCTTATCCGCAACCCTAATTTCTGGTATGACGAAGACGCTGTCAAGGGCTTTATACTCTACTGCGAAGGAGAGTTGACCCTAACAGACGGCACTGATTTACATCTACTTGACACATTCAAGTTGTGGGCCGAGCAGGTGTTGGGTTGGTACTACTATGTCGATCGATCGGTGTGGGAACCTGGCGTTGACGGCGGCGAGGGACATTACGTCACCCGAACCATCAAGATGCGTCTCATCAAGAAACAATATTTGATCGTTGCTCGTGGCGCTGCCAAATCAATGTACGGCGAGTGTTTCCAAGCGTACTTCCTCAACGTCGATACATCAACGACGCATCAAATCACTACCGCGCCTACAATGAAGCAAGCCGAAGAGGTGATGGCTCCTTTTCGGACCGCAATCACGCGGTCCAAGGGCCCTCTGTTTAAGTTCCTGACTCACGGATCTATGCAGAACACCACTGGCAATCGCAATATGCGTCAGAAACTGGCTGCAACAAAGAAAGGGATCGAGAACTTCCTAACAGGAAGCCTTCTTGAGATCCGACCTATGTCTATAGCCAAGCTACAAGGTCTTCGTCCTAAGATGACCACTGTAGACGAATGGCTGTCGGGTGATATTCGCGAAGATGTGATCGGTGCCGTTGAACAAGGTGCGTCCAAACTCGATGATTACTTAATCATCGCAATGAGTTCCGAAGGAACAGTTCGTAACGGTTCCGGGGACACAATCAAACTTGAGCTGGCAGAAATTCTTAAAGGCGATTATATCGCTCCGCACATTTCTATCTGGCATTACAGACTCGATGAGCTAACTGAGGTCGCCGATCCCGATATGTGGATCAAAGCTCAACCGAATCTAGGTCGCACAGTCTCATACGAGACGTACCAACTAGATGTGGAACGTGCTGAGAAAGCTCCAGCTGCTCGAAACGACATTCTGGCGAAGCGTTTTGGTATTCCCATGGAAGGGTATACATACTTCTTCACTTACGAAGAGACTATCCCTCACGACACGGCACATTTCTGGGATTTACCATGTTCGTTGGGCGCGGACTTGTCACAAGGCGATGACTTTTGTGCTTTCACGTTTTTATTCCCTCTTTCCCGAGGTCGATTTGGTGTAAAGACACGAAGTTACATTTCGTCCTTGACTTTGATGAAACTTCCAGGAGCTTTGCGGCATAAATATGAACAGTTCAGACGTGAGGGAAGCCTTCATGTGTTAGAGGGAACTGTTCTCGACATGATGGAAGTATATGACGATCTGGAAAATCACATTCTGGCGATGCGTTACGACGTAAGAACGTTTGGGTTTGACCCGTATAACGCAAAAGAGTTTGTGACCCGATGGGAACAAGAGAATGGTCCCTACGGTATCGAGAAAGTCATTCAAGGTGCACGCACTGAGTCTGTCCCTCTTGGCGAATTGAAGAAACTAAGTGAAGAACGCTTGATCATCTTCGATGAAGATCTGATGAGCTTCACTATGGGTAACGCTATCACACTCGAAGATACGAACGGAAACCGCAAGCTTCTGAAGAAGCGAAGCGACGAAAAAATCGACAACGTGGCGGCTATGATGGACGCTTACGTAGCTTACAAGTTGAACAAGGAGGCGTTCGAGTGACGGGAGGAGGTACCACATGAGCGTTATGGGTCGTTTGAAGCACGCTTTCAATGTTTTCTTCAACCTACAACGACCGGAGCCGTTCGAACACATCTCGTCGTACGGTACTACTCGTCCGGATCGTACTCGGTTGAGGTTTACGGCCGAAAAGACTATCCTCGCGTCGATTCTCACTCGAATGGCCATCGATGTAGCCGGTCTTGAGATTAAGCATGTCAAACTGGATGATCAAGGTCGATTCGATTCCGAGGTCAATAGCGGTTTGAATCAATGCTTGACTGTTGAGGCCAATATTGATCAGGCTGCTCGTCATTTTCGCCAGGACATAGCGAGTTCGTTGTTTGATGAAGGTGTAATCGCACTTGTTCCTATCGACACCACCGTAGATCCAAGAGTCTCTGGTAGTTTCGATATTCAGACCATGCGAATTGGCAAAATCATTAAATGGTCACCGGAGTATATTCGGGTTCAAGTCTACAATGATCAGACCATGATGAAAGAGGAAGTGACGGTCCCGAAGCGATACACGGCCATCATTGAAAATCCTCTTTACGCAGTTATGAACGAGCAAAATTCTACATTGCAACGATTGATCAGGAAACTGAATCTCCTGGATGTTGTTGATGAACAATCTAGCTCGGGTAAATTGGATCTCATCATTCAGTTGCCTTACACTATCAAATCGGATCTTCGTCGTCAACAAGCCGATCAGCGATTAAAAGATATTGAGCTGCAGATGAAGGGCAGCCAATACGGCATCGCCTACACAGACGGAACCGAAAAAGTAGTCCAACTGAACAGGCCAGCAGAGAACAATCTGCTAAAACAGGTTGAGTTCCTGATGGAACTTTTGTACACTCAGTTGGGTATTACTAAAGAGGTCATGGCTGGCACTGCGGCTCAACCCGAGATGTTGAATTACCACAATCGTACGATTAGGCCCATTATGGATGCCATCGTCGAAGCTATGAAGCGGTCTTTCCTGACCAAGACTGCCAGAACTCAGGGTCATAGCATCATGTATTTCTATGATCCATTCTCACTGATCCCCGTTACCGAGTTGGCTGAGATCGCCGATAAGTTCACTCGAAACGAGATCATGTCGTCGAATGAAATGCGAGCGGTTGTAGGAAGACCACCCGTCAAGGACAAGAAGGCAGATCAGCTTCGAAACAGCAACATGCCCGAGTCGGAACTCGGGAATACCCCTCCGCAGGTGCCAGCCAAGCCAGCTCTCAAGCTGCTGGAATCCACGGTACCGTCCTGAGCGCTCCGTCGCTCTAGAGAAACTGAAAGGAGACCGTAGTGGACCACGATTTTGGTGGTTACGCGACTGCGTTCGGTCTCAAGTGTACGGACGGACGGACGATCACGCCCGAAGCGTTCCGGCACATGGACAAGCAGCAGATTCCGCTCGTCTGGCAGCATCAGCACAACTCCCCATTGAACGTTCTGGGGCACGCGAAGCTGGAGCACCGCACCAAGGGGATGTACGCCTACTGCTTCTTCAACGAGACTGACGACGCCAAGGCCGCCAAGGCCTTGGTGCGACACAAGGACATCAAAGCTCTATCTATCTACGCCACCAAGCTCGTGGAGAAGCAGAAGACGGTTCTTCACGGCGATCTGAACGAAGTCAGTCTGGTCTTGTCAGGAGCAAATCCTGGCGCCAAGATTGACTACGTCAGTGTGGCGCACGGTGACGGAGCCGATCGCTATATCGAAGAGCTCGAAGACGAAGCCGTCCTGTACTCCGGCTTCGACATTGAGCTGGAACACGCCTCGGGCAACACAGAGACGTTCCAGGATGTCTACGACACTCTAGACGAGAAACAGCGAGCTCTGTTTGAGGTGATGTTGTCGCAGGCTCTCGGTGAGGCCAAGCAATCTTCGGATAGCGAAGAAACCGAAGACAAGTCGGACGAATCTGAGCAGGACGAGACCGACGATGAGAACGATGCCGATGATCAGGACGAGGTCGTCGAACACGCAGACAAGGAAGGTACGATGACGCGCAACGTCTTCGAGCAGGATGAGAAGAAAGACGCCGGCGACGTGAAGCGCGGCGGAACCCTGTCACACTCGCAGCTGCAGACGCTGGTGGACGACGCCCACAAGTTGGGTTCGTTCAAGGCCTCGTTCTTGGCTCACGCCGAGGACTATGGCATCACCAACATCGAGGTCCTGTTCCCGGAAGCTCGGGCCATGGACACCACTCCCGAGTGGATCACTCGGAAGCTCGAGTGGGTGGAAGGCGTTCTGGGCGGAACACACAAGCTGCCGTGGAGTCGAATCAAGTCTCTGTCGGCGGACCTGACCCATGACGAGGCTCGGGCGAAGGGTTACGTCAAGGGTGACCTGAAGAAGGAGCAGTACTTCACGCTGTCGACTCGCACGACCACCCCGAAGACCATCTACAAGAAGCAGAAGCTGGACCGTGACGACATCACGGATATCACGGACTTCGATGTCGTGCAGTGGCTGTGGGCTGAGATGTACTTCATGCTGCGCGAGGAGCTCGCTCGTGCGATTCTCGTTGGTGACGGTCGTGAAATCGACGATCCGGACAAGATCGACGAGGACAAGGTTCGTCCAATTGCCCACGATGACGAGTTCTACACGGACGTCATCGAAGTTCCGGCAAACGTCAGTCCGATCGATCAGATCGAGGCCGTGATTCGCGGTCGCAACAACTACCTGGGTACGGCGCCCAAGGCGTACATGACGAACGCGGTCATGGTCGACATGCTGCTGGCCAAGGACACTCTCAATCGTCGTCTCTACAACACCAAGGATGAGCTTGCCAAGGCTCTCCTGGTCTCCGAGATCGTCGAAGTACCGGTCATGGATGGCGTCACTCGTGAGGGTGGCGAAATTCTCATGATCATCGTCAACCTCAACGATTACGCGGTTGGTTCCACCAAGGGTGGCGAAATCGCTCGGTTCGACGACTTCGACATCGACTACAACCAGTACAAGTACCTGATCGAGACTCGTGTGTCGGGTGCGATGCAGCGTCACAAGCGGGCTCAGGTCGTTGTTCGCGGCACTGGTACTCTGGCCACTCCGACCGTACCGACCTTCGTTTCCGGAACCGGCGTTATCACCATTCCGACCGTTACCGGCGTCACCTACAAGACGCAGGCTGCCGGTCCTCTGGGTACGGCCGGAACCACACTCTCCGCGGGTGCTCAGACTGCTCTCGACCCCGGCGAGTCGCAGTCGGTTATGGCCGTGCCGAACACTGGTTACTACTTCCCGCACAACTTCGACGCGGACTGGGTCTTCACTCGGCCTGCATAGTAAGGGGATCGAATGACAAGGTTCCACGGGAAGGTTGGATTCGGACAGGTCGTCGATGCAGGGAACGGTGTGCACGAAGCCGTTGTGGAATATCGGTTCTACCAAGGCAACGTGCTTCGCAATTACCGTTCATCAGAGAACGACAACAAGGTCAACAGTGATCTTCGACTTAATCATGTCATTTCGATCGTGTCTGATGAATACGCTAACCAAAATACCTTTGCCATTCGGTACGCGGAATTCGGTGGAGGGCTCTGGGAAGTTACTCAGGTGGAAGTCCAGAGCCCTCGCCTTCTCTTGACGTTAGGAGGGAAATACAATGGTCCCGCGGGATCTCTTGCAATCGATCCTTGAGACGATCGTTGACAATGTGTATTTCCAACCTCCACCGGATCTGCAAATGGTATATCCTGCAATTCGATATGAGCGGGCGCGCGCAGACAGTGCTTTTGCGGACAACGTCCCTTACAAAACTACCAAACAATACCAACTGATATTGATCAGTAGGTCTCCAGACAACTTAGCGTTCGAGTCACTAATTAATCTACCGATGTGCTCGCACGAAAGGTTCTACGTCGCGGACAATCTGAACCATGACGTATTTAACATCTACTTCTGAAAGGACGTACGTATGGCTACCCTGACGTGGGACCAGACGGCTCAGCGCTTTTATGAAACCGGTGTCGATCGCGGCGTCCTGTATCAGCTGGATGAGACCGGCGAGTACGTTGACGGTGTCGCTTGGTCTGGTCTGACGGGCGTCACCGAGTCACCTTCGGGCGCCGAGTCCAACAAGCAGTACGCGGACAACATCGTGTATCTGAATCTCATCTCGGTGGAGATGTTCAGTTGCACGATTGAGGCTTTCTATTACCCGCCCGAGTTCGAGCAGAACGACGGTTCGGCTTCGCCCACCTCGGGTGTCAGTGTGGGTCAGCAGCCTCGGAAGACCTTCGGTTTCAGCTGGAGGACCCTCAAGGGCAATGACACCGAGGGGAACCTGCACGGTTACAAGATTCACCTCGTGTGGGGTGCTCTGGCGGCGCCATCGGAGAAGGCTTACGCTACCGTGAATGACTCGCCCGAGGCGATCACGTTCTCTTGGGAAGTGTCTACCACTCCGGTCGCTGTCGGTACGGTGTTGAGTGTGGAGTATGCTCCCACGGCCAGTATGACGATCGACAGCACCAAGGTCGACCCGGCCAAGTTGGCCATTCTGGAGGGGTATCTTTACGGGTCTGTTTCGGAGGACCCGATGCTTCCTTCGCCTGCAGATGTCATCACCATCATGGCGTCCGCCTTGACTTTGGCAACGCCAACCGCTCCCACGTACGACAACACGGACGACATGATCACCATTCCGGCGGTGACTGGTGTGGAATACCTGATCGACGGCGAAGTCGTTCCTTCGGGAGACTTCGGTCCCATCACCGCAAACACCCTGGTCCGTGCTCGTCCACTCACGGGCTACAAGTTCCCGACTCCGGTCCAGGACGAATGGTTGATCACCTTCTCGTAATTCGAAGGGAGGCTGGGAATGCTCGAGATCAATGTCTCTATGGAAGAGTCTTACGACGAAAACCTCAACAAAATCGTCATCACACGATCTCACCGAGTTCGACTCGAGCATTCCTTAGTCTCGGCGTCAAAATGGGAGTCGCTGTGGAAAGTTCCTTTCCTTGCCAAAGAAGATAAGGCACCCAATCAGGTTCTTTCCTATGTGAGATTCATGATTTTGGACGACGAGTTGCCTCCGGGAGTTTTCCAGAAACTGATCACAGATCATTTGGACACAATAAAGAACTATATCTCTGACGACATGACAGCTACAAGGCTATTTGTCGACCCAAATGCTCCACAGTCAAGGGAAATCATCACAACTGAGTTGATCTATTATTGGATCATCTCTTTGAACATCCCGGTGGAATTTGAACATTGGCATTTGAACCGTCTGATGACTCTGATTCGAACAGTTAATGTGAAAAATTCTCCCAAACGAAAGATGTCAGCTCGAGAAAGAAGTGAATTAAATCGAGCTCGTCTTGCGAAGCACGGAACTCGAGGATAGGGGGTGCAATGGCGAGACTCAGCTGGACGCAAACAGGTAGTCGGTATTTCGAAGCCGGAATAGATCGTGGTGTATTGTTTGTTGGATCTGATCCGGGAATTCCCTGGATAGGTTTGGTGAATTTCAACCAACAACAATCCGGTGGAGAACCTACACCTCGGTATCTGGACGGCGTGAAGATCAGCAATCGCACTTCCCAGGAAGAATTCGAAGGAACTCTCGAAGCTTATCATCACCCGATTGAGTTCGAGCGTTGCGACGGAACATATCGAGTCGATAACGGTTTGCGCATCACACAACAGCGTCGACGAGAATTTCATCTGGTCTTCAGAACTAAGATTGGTAATGACGTTACTGGTCTTAATAAAGGTTACAAACTTCATTTGTTGTACAACTTGAAAGCTGAACCGTCCGACCGAGGATATAAGACTCTGGTTGAACAAACTGAACCTTTGTTGTTCAGTTGGCGGATTACTTCACGTGGACAAGCGATTCCTGGATATCGTCCAGCAGCCCATTTCATCGTAGACTCTCGTGACGTCCCCGCGGAACTTCTTGCGCAATTGGAAGATCAACTTTATGGGACTGAGGATGTTGATTCAACGCTTCCGACTCCCGGAGAGTTGCTATTCCTATTTGATTCATATCTGGACGAAGTGTATGACGCCGGTACCCCATTGACGCCGGTGTTCCAAATCTTTGATGCAGGCGATCCGGATGAGCCGATCGTTCAAACTATCGACGGAGGTGAGCTGTAATGGCAGTGGGCGTGAGAATGCAGCAACGGCGAGCCACTGAGGCCGATTGGACGACGTCAGAGTACGTTTTGGCTTCCGGCGAGCTTGGCGTGACTACCGACACCGGCGTTGTTAAAATCGGTGACGGCGTGAATACTTGGGAAGAACTTCCAATCGCTTTCGAATCGCAATTCCTACCCATCAGTGGAACTGCGGCCAATTCGGAGCTGCTTGAAGGTATCTCATCCGATTTCTTTGTGAAGTATGCGGAAGTCGCTGTCACCCCGGATGTCGACACCATCGTGAAGCGCTCCGCGACCGGCACGGTCAAGGGTGTGACCGCCGCGGCATCCAACGATTTGGTGCCCAAAGCTCAATTCGACACCGGACTTCTCGACAATAAGAAATTTATCGTCGGTAGGACTGTCACGGCAGCAGCAACACTGGCTTTGGGCGACCTGAACGCGATGATATTTGTCAATCATTCGTCGTTGACAGCTCAGGTTGTCATCACAATTCCC